GTTTTATCTCCTTGCGCCCTTCTCAATCATGGGAAACGTCCAAACCTCAACTAATGTCTACAATGTCAACGGTGACAACAATGCCTTTACACCAACTTCAGAAATGGTGGCGTCACTCACCGGCTATTGATCTCAAACCTGGTGTTCTTAATCCGAATGGGAAACTTTACCAATTGGAAGCCGGTTCGGCCCCCGACCCATCGAACTTGGTCCTCGTTGTCGACGCGACAGAAGGCGATTTTTCATACCTGACCAACAACACTTGGGAGACATTGAGTAAATCCGCTCTCGAGACCAATTCATGGGAACCACTGTTTGCCGTCACGATGACTGGGTGCGGTCCTCTCAAGCTCAATGATTATACCGTCGTCATGTCTGGTTATGTCGGTGCTTCAGTGAGTGACGCTTTCGATGGTGGAGTGATTGAAGACGGGGATTTCATTTCCAGTCGCCGGTTGAAGAATTTCAAGCTCATGCTTTCGAATAGATGTGAGGCTATCGCTAAATGGAACATGTCGCTGAACCAGGCCATGTCCCTGCTCACCCCAGATCTCCTCGCTGGCTCTGGATCTTGCAAGTGGAAGTCCATCTTGCTCTACATGCAGAAGGCGCTGCCCCCTGATAATGAAGTGCTCCAGTACCCTGACGAGTTTTACACTGTCGCCGTCAGCAAGTATCCCGCTCTTAAACCCGGCGTTTCACCCGACACACCTGCCCCCGCCGCTGGACCCCTAGGTGAGATTGCCTGCGTTATGAATGCAGCTAGTGCGTCCGTGGGTCTGATGAGCGGTTCCAGTGCACTTCTGACATCGGCCATGGATACTCTTGCCGCGAAGAATCTAGACCTTGTCTGCGCTGAAGCGCCCCTTCCCGTCGCCACATTCACCCCATCCCTCGCCCCTCGTGATTACAGGCCAGCATTCATTAAGGACGCCGACGCCCATTGGATCACCTCGGTCAACCCTTCTTCCTTTTTCCGGGTGACACCCCTTGTCGGGACGCGATTACGCCATTCAGATCGGGCCGGGGCCACTAAAATGTTGGACATGAACCGAATGGTGGATACTGATCTACTGCTGGACGTGAGTGGTATGCCAATTAACTGGCTGGAAAATCCTGATTACGCCAACCCTGTCGCTGGTATAGTGCTGCTGGAGGCTCGAGTCCCGGCTACCGAGATAGAAACCGCTGCTGACATTACTGGCGTTTCCGTCGTCGCCAGCTCTCCCCTATCGATCGTTAACTCCACTGTCAATATCCGTGGCCTGACTTTCCTCGAGATGCTTCATCTGCGTACTACCTTTGAGCGTGAAACGATAGCTGGAAAGCCGTATATTTATGGCTTCGGATGTCTGATGCTGCTATCCCCCACCACTTCCCCCAACACCAAGAACCCAACTCTCATGGACGGTCTACTGACCATTACGCCTATCCTCCTACGCGACACCACATACAAAGGGGAGATTGTCGAGGAGATCGTCCCATCCGATATTTTGGGAAACTACACCTCCGAGGAGATGGCAGTCGCCCTGGCTAACGACGCTGTAGTTCTGATGGAACACTGTCTAAAGGAGGTCGCCGAAGTGATTGGTAATGCCGTGCCAATAGCCTCCGATATGGACGATAGCGCCACTGCCTCTGTAGTTAGTAGGTTAGCGATTGCCGAAACTTCGGCTCTGAGGCAGCGGTCCGGAAACCCTCGCGCTCTTCCTGATTTCGGCGCCCTGTGGAAACGAGCCAAGCGTGCAGCCTCGCTGTTCGTCTCAAATCCTAAATCGGTGCTCCAGGCTGGCGTGCCCGTTCTAGCTTCCGCTGGTGTCATCGATGCCCTCACCTCCGCTGTAGGAACCTCCGTCAGAACCGGCAATATCGGTAAAGGCGTTCAGGATGCTCTGTCGATCCTCCGCGCTCGCAACAGCGTGACTAAGTTGAGGCAGGGATTCTTCTCCAAGATTGAGGAGTTGTGGCCAGTACTGGACGGCTAGGCGTGTGGTTTGTCCACGTTTGGCCCGACAGCCTCCGGGTGACGCCGGAGGGGGATGACTATTCATC